AGAATAAAGAAAAGATTAGTTAATAAACAATATTTAATAATAGCCAGGGGTTCAGCAAAGTCACAATATGAATCATACATTCAAAGTTACTTCTTAAACATTGATTCTTCAACAACGCATCAGGTTCATACTGCGCCAACTATGAAACAAGCGGAGGAGGTATTAGCTCCTATAAGAACTTCTATAACTCGTTCCAGGGGCCCTTTATTCAAATTCCTAACAGAAGGTTCAATAAATAATACAACTGGTTCAAAGGCGGACAGAGTCAAATTAGCGTCTACTAAGAAGGGTATTGAGAATTTCATTAATGGTTCGTTGTTAGAAATAAAACCAATGACAATAGATAAGCTTCAAGGTTTAAATAGTAGGATAAATACTGTTGACGAATGGTTGTCAGGAGATGTTAAGGAAGATGTTATTGGCGCATTAGAACAGGGTGCTTCTAAAAATGATGATTATTTAATACTTGCAGTTAGCTCTGAAGGTACGGTAAGAAATGGTCCAGGAGATACTATCAAAATGGAGCTTTCTGACATACTAAAAGGAGAATATAACAATCCACATGTATCTATATGGTGGTATAAATTAGATAGCATAGATGAAGTAGCCGACCCTAATATGTGGGTAAAGGCTAATCCAAATATTGGAAAAATTGTAAGTTATGAAACATATCAATTAGATGTAGAAAGAGCCGAAAAAGCTCCTGCTACAAGAAATGATATTTTAGCAAAAAGATTTGGTATACCGATGGAAGGCTATACATATTTCTTTACATATGAAGAAACACTTAAACATAAAAGAAGAGATTTTTGGAATATGCCATGTTCTCTTGGAGCAGACTTATCACAAGGCGATGACTTTTGTGCTTTTACATTTTTGTTTCCATTACAGGGTGGTGCATTTGGCATAAAGACAAGAAATTATATAACTGAGAGAACATTGAAAAAATTATCTCCAGCTATGAGACTTAAATATAATGAGTTCATAGATGAAGGTAGTTTAATAGTAATGCAAGGTACAGTATTAGATATGATGCAAGTTTATGATGACTTGGATAATCATATCATGGAGAGACAATATGATGTTAGGTGTTTTGGATTCGATCCATATAATGCAAAAGATTTTGTATCCAGATGGGAGCAAGAAAATGGGCCATTTGGTATAGAAAAAGTAATACAAGGAGCAAAGACCGAATCCGTACCATTAGGCGAATTAAAAAAATTAGCAGAAGATAGAATGTTAATCTTTGATGAAGAACTAATGACATTTACAATGGGTAATTGTATTACTTTAGAGGACACAAACGGTAACAGAAAATTATATAAGAAACGATATGACCAAAAAATTGATGCTGTTGCTGCTATGATGGACGCATATGTAGCTTGTAAAAATAATAGAGAAGCTTTTGAATAATATAAAATATGGAGGATAATAAAAATGGCAAACGCAAATTCAATGTATGTGGTTACTACTAGTGATGAGACATCCGAGACCTTAAAATATGTATCGATGATAGCTACTAATATTGTATATACAGATTCTAATATACAAAAAGCTATTATAGTTAGTAACGAAGATTTGGCCACATCTCTAAAAGAGATAGTTAGTTCTTTTGATACAGATAATGTATATGTGGCAAAGTCTGTAACATTAATTGATGTTCAAACGGAAACTGATACTGAAGCAAATACAGATACAGAAATAGGGAATGACGAATAAATAAGGAGGATAATATATGAAAGGAAAATTTAATGTTGAAATAGACGAAGACGGTCTATTACATTCAGCTACCTATCTTGGTACCGATGTAACGGCTTATTTGAAGCATTATAAATATATAAGAAAATATCAAAAAAATGGACACACTTATTATGTATATGATGATGCAGAATCAAAAATAAGAGACAAAATATACAATAATACTATTGAAAAAAGTATGAAAAGTGAGAACGGTTATTCATATACAAATAAATACGGTCAATATACTACGCATAAAAGACTTGGTAAAACTACTACTAATACAACTACTCTTGGTGGTAAGAGTTCACATTATAGACAAACCACAGCTGATAAGGCGAAAGAGACATTTTATAATAACTATCAAAAACATAAGGTACAAAAATTAAAAGATATTCCAAGAAAAATACATGCAAAAGGTTTAAGTTTCATATCAAATATATTGAGACGTATCAGAGGAGATTAAAAATATATAAGGAGGATTCAAAATGGAGATGACTGTTAAATCAAGAATAAAACATGCTTGGAATGCTTTCTTTAATCGAGATATTTCGAATCCATACAATAATTTTAGTACTGGTTCATATTATAGACCAGATAGAATACGATTATCAAGAGGTAACGAACGTTCAATAGTAACATCTATATTTAATAGAATATCATTAGATGTTGCTGCTATAGATATAAAACATTGTAGAATAGACGAAAACAATCGATATAAGGAAGATATCAATTCCCATCTCAATAATTGTTTGTCTATTGAGACTAATTTAGACCAAACACCTAGAGCTTTTATACAAGATATCGTCATGTCTATGTTTGATGAAGGTTGTGTTGCTATTGTTCCAGTAGATACAACAACTAATCCTAATATAACTAACTCTTATGATATATTAACAATGAGAGTTGGTAAAATTGTTGAATGGTATTCAGATAGAGTAAAAGTTAGTATATATAATGATAATAATGGAATTAGACAGGAAATAATATTACCAAAAAATATTATATGCATTATAGAAAATCCTCTATATGCTGTAATGAATGAACCAAACTCAACATTACAGCGTTTAATGCGAAAATTAGTATTACTTGATTCGGTTGATGAACAAACAAGTTCTGGTAAATTAGATTTAATAATTCAATTACCATATGTTATTAAATCTGAAGCTAGAAAAGAACAGGCTAATTTAAGAAGAAATGAAATAGAGAGACAATTATCAGGTTCAAAATATGGTATTGCATATACTGATGGTACAGAGAAGATAACACAATTAAATCGACCATTAGAAAACAATTTAATGAAACAAATAGAATATTTAACGAGTATGCTTTATAGCCAGTTAGGTATTACGCAAGAAATATTAAATGGTACAGCTAATGAAGAGGCTATGTTAAATTATTATTCTCGTACTATAGAACCTATAGTGTCAGCTATAACAGATGAAATGAAAAGAAAATTCTTATCAAAAACAGCAAGATCTCAGGGTCAAACAATAATGGCTTTTAGAGACCCATTTACTTTAGTTCCTGTTAGTAATCTTGCTAAAATTGCAGATACATTTACTAGAAATGAAATAATGACGTCTAATGAAATTAGACAAATAATAGGTTTAAAACCATCAACAGACCCAAAAGCAGACCAGTTATTAAATAGTAATCTTAATCATCCAGATAATATTAATGAAGAATATCCAGATGAATTTAAAGATAATGCTAATGATGTTGATGAATATCAAGAAAAATAATAATTTAAAAATAATGAAAGGAGGATATCATGGAATATGATTTTGGTGGTTGGGCTACTAGAAATGACATAAAATGCTCAGATGGTAGAACAATTAGAAAAGATGCTTTCAAAGATAATGACGGAATGACCGTACCATTAGTTTGGAATCATCAACATAATGACCCAAACGAAGTATTAGGACATGCTTTATTAGAAAATCGTTCAGATGGTGTTTATGCTTATTGTAAATTTAACGATACTGATTCTGGTAAAACTGCTAAAGAATTAGTCAAGAACGGTGATGTAAGTAGTTTATCTATTTATGCTAATAAGTTAGTATCTAAAATGAACGATGTCGTTCATGGTTGCATAAGAGAAGTTAGTTTAGTTTTGGCTGGTGCTAATCCGGGCGCTTATATAGATGCTGTTATGCAACACAGTGCCGATTCTGAAGAAGATGAGGGTGAAGGAACGATATATACAGATGAAAATATTGAATTTATTGATGAAGAAAATGAAAATAATATGGAAGAAAATAACGCAACTTCATCTGTTGAGCAAAATAAAGACAATATTAAAATTGAAGATAATAAATCTGATGATTTAAAACATTCAGATGATAAAGTAGGAGGTAAAGACATGGAAGAGAAGAAAAAAGAACCAGTTGCTGAAAATACAGAAGAAACAGTAGCTGATGTATTTGAAACTTTAACTGAAAAACAAAAAGATGCTGTATATTCTATAGTTGGTCAAGTTATAAGTGACAACGAATCTAAAAGAGAAGGAGAGAATGAAATGAAACACAATGTATTTGAAAATGATAATAATGAAGAAGTTATAACACATTCAGAAATAGTAGCAGATGCTATAAAAGATGCTAAGAAAATTGGTTCAATGAAAGAAAGTTTTATAGAACATGCCGCTATTAATAATATTACAGATATTGATAAATTATTCCCAGAAGCAACAGAATTATATAAAGAACCAAGAATGATCGAGGAGGACCAAAGTTGGGTTGCTAAAGTTATTAATGGAGTTAAGCATACTCCATTTTCTAGAGTAAAAGCTACTTTTGGAAGAATGACAGAACCACAAGCAAGAGCAAAAGGATATATTAAAGGTGAAAAGAAGACAGATATTCAAATGGCAGTATTAAACAGAGTAACAACTCCTGTAACTGTATATATTAAAAACGAAATAGATAGAGACGATGTTGTAGATATTACGGATTTTGACGTTGTTGCTTGGCAAAAGAGAGAAATGAGAAAAGAATTGGATAAAGAATTAGCAAGAGCTGTTCTTATTGGAGATGGTAGAAATGCATCTGACGCTGATAAAATAAATGAAGGAAACATCAGACCTATTCTTACAGATGATGATATGTTTACTATAAAATATGAAGTAAAAGACGGAACAGATTATGATTCTACAAAATCTAGCGATTCTCTAGCAAAAGGAATTATAAGAGCTGCTATAAGAGCTAGAAAACAATATAAGGGTTCTGGTAGTTTATCATTCTATACAACAGAAGATGTATTAACAGATTTATTGTTAATTGAAGATTTAAATGGACATAGAATCTATAAGAGTATTAATGAAGTAGCAATGGCTATGGGTGTTAGAGATATAATCACTATTCCAGAAATGACAGATGTTGCTTCAACAACTTATGGTATATTGACAAATCTTGCTGATTATACTATGGGCGCTGATAAAGGTGGATCAGTAAACATGTTTGATGATTTTGATATTGATTATAACCAAATGAAATATTTGATGGAAACAAGATGTTCTGGAGCATTAACAGTTCCTTATTCAGCAATAGCGTTAAATGTTTCAACAACAAGTAATTCATCAACGACTACTACTGATGCACAAGGGTAATTATCAAAATAGAGGAGAAAAATAGTGTCAAAATTTTATGGTAAGATTGGTTATTCAATAACCACTGAGACAGAACCTGGCATATGGGAAGAAACCGTAAATGAAAGAACTTATAGTGGTGACGTAACAAAATTAACGTCCCGTTATCAAACTAGTAATCAGGTCAATGATAATATAACTATTAATAATATAGTAAGTATTGTGGCTGATCCATATGCCAGTGCTAATTTTCAGCATATAAAATATGTTGAATTGTGGGGTACTAAATGGAAGGTAAATAGTGCTGAAATTGAGTATCCTAGAATTATATTAACATTGGGAGGTATGTATAATGAAAACGCGTTTGGAACTACATAATAAATTAGTTGAATTATTTGGTTCTGATAGAGTGTATTATCAACCTCCAGAAAATTTAAAGATGGAATATCCGGCTATCGTGTACACAATAAATGATATGTATAATGCTTTTTCCGACGATATAAAATATTATAACAGGAAGCAATATAAGATTACTATTATCGATAAAAAACCGGATAATATAGTCATTAGTAAGATATTAGATTTACCATTATCTTCTTATGACAGACATTATGCTACAAATAATTTAAATCATGATGTAATAACATTATATTATTAAGGAGGAATTAATTATGGGAAAACTTGTATGGGATAAACAAGGCGAAAGATATTATGAAACAGGTGTTAGTAAAGGTGTGTTATATCCAATGTCAAATGGTGCATATCAAACAGGTGTTGTATGGAATGGTTTAACACAAGTATCAGAATCACCAGAAGGTGCTGAAACAACAGCTCTATATGCAGACAACATTAAATATTTAAATTTACAATCAGTTGAGGAATTTAAAGCTACTATTGAAGCTTACACATATCCTGACGAATTTGCTGCTTGCAATGGCGAAACAAATTTAGCAGACGGCGTACAAATTGGTCAGCAAAAACGTATACCATTTGGTTTGTCTTATCAAACAAAAATTGGTACAGATGATGATCCTGAAAAGGGATATAAAATTCATATTATATATGGTGCTTTAGCAGCTCCATCAGAGAAAGCTTACGCTACTGTTAATGATAGTCCTGAAGCTATCACATTCTCTTGGGAAGTTTCTACAACACCAGTAGAAGTTGAAGGATTCAAACCAACAGCTTCTGTTGTTATCGATTCTACAAAAATATCAGCAGACGCTTTAAAGAATCTAGAAAATTATTTATATGGTACAGATGACGCTGAAGCAGCTATTCCACTACCAGATAAAATTGTAGAATTAGTAAGTTCAAATTCAACTTCAGAATCAACAGATACAACAACTACTGATACTGATGCACAAGGATAATTTAATTATATTTATCAAATAGGAGGCATTATGCCTCCTTTATTTTTTATTTTAGAGAGGAGAATATTAGTATGTTAACAAAGACTATAAAATATACAGATTATAATGGAGACGAAAGAGAAGAAAAATTCTTATTTAATTTAACAAAGGCCGAATTAATGGAAATGGAATTAGGAACAACTGGAGGTTTAACAGAAACTATAGAGAGAATAATAAATACTCAAGATGTTCCTAGTATAACAAAATTATTTAAAAAATTATTATTAAGTTCATATGGTGTAAAAAGTGAAGATGGTAAAAGATTTATAAAAATAGACAAAGAAGGAAATCCATTATCAAATGATTTTTCTCAATCAGCTGCGTTTTCTGAATTATATATGGAATTAGCAACTGATGCTGAGAAAGCTACAGAATTTGTAAAAGGAATTATACCATCTGACATAGATACATCAGAGGTTAATAATAATGCTGAATTAAAAAAATTTATAGAAAGTAAAGAAAAATAGAGGTGTGTAAATGCTTAATATAACGGTGCCATCATTAGAATTATATGACGATGTTAATAATTTATTCATAAACACAAAAGAAACTAAATTATGTTTAGAACATTCTTTAGTTTCAATTTCTAAATGGGAATCTAAATGGAATAAACCATTCTTATCAAAAGATCAAAAAACAATAGATGAAACTATTGATTATGTTAAATGTATGACTATAACACAAAATATAGATAATAATGTATATAAATGTTTATCAAAAGAAAATATTAAAGACATTAACGAATATATAGATGCACCGATGACTGCTACTACTTTTTATGATACAAGAAAAAATGTTGGTCATAAGGAAATTATAACATCTGAATTAATATATTATTGGATGATATCACTAAATATACCAATGGAGTGTCAAAGATGGCATCTTAATAGATTATTAACTTTAATAAGAATATGTAATATTAAGAATGACCCTGGTAAAAAGATGAGCAGAAACGAGATAATGAGTAGAAACGCAGCTCTAAATGCAGCAAGAAGAAAGAAATTTAATACTAGGGGGTAATAAGGTATGAGTCATATAATTTCTGTTACTCATAAAGGCGATTTCTCAAATACCACCAAATTTTTAAATAAAATATCCGGTGGTAAATATCTAGATAATTTATTAAACAAATACGGTAAAATGGGAGTTGACGCGTTAAGTTCAGCAACGCCAAGAGATACTGGTTTAACTTCTCAATCTTGGTATTATGAAATAGAACACCCTAGTAATGGGGTTATATCTATTGTATGGTATAACTCAAATTATATTTATGAAAATAATCAAGTTTCAGTAGCAGTATTACTGCAATATGGTCATGCTACTAGAAACGGTGGATGGGTTGAAGGCAGAGATTATATAAATCCTGCTATTCGACCAATTTTTGACCAAATAGCAGAAGATGCGTGGAAGGAGGTCATAAAATAATGAGTAAATCTGTAGATGAGAGAATTGTTCAAATGAAATTTGATAATAAGCAATTCGAACAAGGCGTTAGCCAAACTATGTCTACATTAGATAAATTTAAAGCTAAACTCAATTTGACCGGCGCAACAAAAGGTCTAGAAAATATTAAAACCTCTGCTAAAAACGTTAATCTCGCTGATTTAAGTAAAGCAATCGATACTGTAAATAGTAGATTTTCAACGATGGGTATAATTGGCACAACAGCTTTAACCAGAATAACCAATTCTGCAATTACAGCAGGTAAGAATATTGTTTCAACTCTAACAAATTCTGTTATAACTGGTGGTAAGAATAGAGCACAAAATATAAAAAATGCTAAATTTCAAATTGAAGGTTTACTTGGTACAGAGGAATATAAAAAGAAATGGGCTAGAATTGATGAAAGTATAAATTATGCTGTTAAAGACACCGCATATGGATATGATTCAGCAGCAAAAGCCGCATCACAATTGCTTGCTTCGCAAGTTGAGATAGGTGAACAAATGGATAGTTCTTTAAGAGCTATTTCAGGTGTAGCTGCTATGACTAATAGTTCTTATGACGATATTTCGGCTGTATTTACAAGAGTTGCAGGTCAAGGTCGTGTTATGGCCGATGATTTAAACTCCTTGGCATCAAGAGGTATGAATGCTGCCGCGACATTAGGTGAGGCTATGGGTCATACTGAATCCGAAATTAGAGATATGGTTTCTAAGGGAAAAATTAGTTTTAAAGATTTTGCTACAGCCATGGATGATGCTTTTGGAGCTCACGCTAAGAAAGGTAATGAAACATTTGATGGCGCTTTAAATAATATGAAAGCTGCAGCAGCAAGAGTTGGTGAAAAAATATGGGACCCATTACTTGATAATTTAAGAGATGTATTTAATGGTGTAAGAAAAAATATTAATGCTATAAATAATTTATTAGGTCCGAAAGTTGACGGGAAGATTGTTGAGAATTCACCAATAGGACAAATAAATAAATTTTTAACGACTGTGTTACAAGGTATAAAGTCCTTTTTAGAAGGAACAGATAAGGTATCATCAAAGATAAGAAGTATTTTTGATGGCGTTGACAATATAGTAAAGCCAATATCTACTATAAATAATGCCGTTGATACAGTAAAAGATAATTTAAAAGATTACAATAAATTAGTTGACGAAATTATATATGGAACCTGGGATAATGGCTTAAAAAGACGAGAAAAATTAACAGAAGCTGGATATCATTATGAAAAAGCTCAGAATATGGTTAATGAACGTTTAGGTTGTGCTTTTAGATATGAATTAAAATATAATGAAAGTATTGAGGAAACTACTAAAGCAGAAGAGAAAAATATTGACACAAAGGGTGAGATGCTTGAACAATTAAATTCATTATCAGATGCTCAATTAAGAAGTCAAGGTTATACTGATGAGCAAATTGATTCAATTAGAAGTATAAATACTCTAGCTAAAAAATTAGGATACACTGTTCAAGAACTTATAAATAAAGATCAAGAATTACGAGATGCTGGTTCTGAAAATGGATTAACAACAATGTGGATATTGTTTGATTCATTATCAAATATAGGACAAGCTCTTAAAAATATAATATCTGCGATCGGTCAAGCTATATCTGATGCTTTTAGATCAGATAATACTAATCTTATATTTGATTTAGTAACTGGTATCCATAATATAACAGAAAAAGTTAAGAAATTTACAGAAACTGCTGGACCAAAAATAATGAGGATATTAAGAGGTTTATTCTCTATAATAAGTCTTATTGTCGATATTATTGTTGGGACAGCACAAACAGCGTTTAATATATTAATAAGTATATTTAATGCTTTGTTCGAACCAATAAATACAGTTAACGGTGGTTTATTAGAATTATTAGCTAAATTAGGCGATCTTATATATAATGGTGTTCAATGGGTCAAGAATAATAGCCTATTAGTTGATACTTTTAATGCAATAATATATACAGTGCAAGATGCGATAAGAAGGTTCACTAATTATATAAAGACAAATGAGAAAATACAAACTATTATTAAGAAAGTAACAGATTTATTTAATAAACAGAAAGAGAGTATACACTCGTGGATAAAAGGTTTACTAGAAGCCGATAATAAAATGCGATATATTTTTGGAAATATGATAAAAATTATAAAGAATTTTCTTAATAATACAGGATTTTCAAATCATATACCTAAAAATATATTTCAAGGTTTAGTAAATGGTATAAAGACTTATGGCGGAAAAGCTATAGAAATGATTGCTAATTTCTTTATTAATTTTATTGATAAAGCCAAGGAAATATTAGGAATTCATTCGCCATCTAAAGTATTTTATGCTATTGGCGGATTTATAGTAGCAGGCTTAATAAGTGGTTTTAAAGATGGTGAAAAAGATATCATTGAAGCTTTAAAAACAGGGTTCAATAATATAATTTCATATGTTAAGAATATACCATGGGGCAGTATATTCGTTGGTGGTTTAACAACAGCCTTAGTATACAGTGTTGTGCAGGTTAGTAACAGTATATCAAAAATTGCAGGTGCGATAGAAAACGCCACTTCATTTTTAAATGATATAGGAACCGCTATAACAGATATATCAGGATCATTCAAAAATATTGGATTATCTATGATATTAAAATCAATAGCGTTAATAATAGTTGCTATAGCAGGAGCTTTATTTATAATATCTCGAATAAACGCTGATAGATTATGGCCAGCAGTAGGAGCATTGTCAACTATATTAGGAGTTTTAACAGCTTGTATTGCTGCTCTAATAGCCATCGATAGATTAAATATAAATAAATTTACAAAGAGTAAAGTCGACTATAAAGGTTTAGCTTTATTGTTCGTCGGTATGGGAGCTTCCTTATTACTAATAGCAAAAGCTATTGAGACGTTAGGTAATTTAGAAAGGGGACAATTAGCGCAAGGTGTGGCTGTTACAATTGGCATAATTGCGGCAATAGCAGCGATAGCATTCGTATTAAATAAAGCTAAAAATATAAATAAGGCAATTAAGAATGCTAGTAATTCATTATTAAAGACTGTTGCTGCTATACTTGTACTCGCCTTTGCCATGAAGATGTTTGGTAATTTATCTGTAGATCAAATAACAAAAGGTATTGTTTGCATTGGAGCGTTAAGTACATTCATAATAGCTATGATTGCTATATCAGCATTGTCTGGTGAATATTCAGATAAAGCTGGAAATATGGTATTGAAGATAGCTGCTAGTATGCGAATTATGGCAAGTGCTATGAAAGCTATCGGTAAAATGGATAAAGCTGAATTAAAACAAGCTTTAGACACAATAAAAACTTTATCATTAATCATAGCAGCTTTTATAGGATTGGGCCGTTTTGCTAAATCAGAAATGACATCTATAGGATTGATGATGTTATCATTATCTGGTGCATTGCTAATAATAACAGGCGTCATGTACTTAATGAAAGGTCTTACATTAACAGATATGTTAAAAGGGGCAGCCGTGATGGGTGCTCTTTATGTATTCATATACGCTATGGTGCAAATAACAAAAGATTATAAAGCTAAAAACTTAGCAGAACTTGGTTTATTGATGATGCAAGTAGCATCAGCAATATTAATTATATCTTTGGCCATAGCTATACTAGGTTTTTTAAAAGAAGATCAATTAAAAAGAGGAACTACAGTTATGATAGCATTGGGTGCTATGATGGCTGCTCTTATATATGTGGCGAAGGACGCTCAACCAACTCAATCAGCTGTTAAAATGTTAAGAACGGTTTTAATAGGATTAGCTCTATTAATAGCTGGAGTTATAGGTTTATCATTTATAGAAGGTGATAAGTTAGAAACAATTATGAAATCTATGGCTATGTTAATTACTTCTCTAGCGGCTGTGATTTATGCTTTAGGCAACATAAAAATAGATAATGAATCGATGAATACAAATATAAAAGCTTTAGCTAAATTATTACCAATAATGGCAG